CCTACTAATAGAAAACGCTAAAGCAAGGACTTTAGAAAATGTCTATGTTGAAAAACATCACATTATTCCTCAATCAATGGGCGGCACAAATGATGTCACAAACATTGTTAAGCTGACCGCTAAGGAACATTTTGTTGCACATCATTTGTTATGGAAAATATATAGAAATAGAGAAATGGTACACGCCTTTATGTTAATGTGCAATATTAAACGCAATGGTGTAAAATACAGTGTTAGTGCTAAAGAATATCAACTATTAAAGGAAGATAATAAAAAGTTTCGCAGCGAGTTTATGACTGGTAGAATTGGAAATAATACTGGCAGAAAATTATCACAAGAGTGGAAAGATAATATAAGCAAAAGCTTAACTGGTCACGGAAGAGGTAATGGCGGTTCCAGAGGATTCAAAGGTAAACATCATACAGAAGAAAATAAGAAAGCAATTAGTGAAAGAAGAAAGGGTGTCGGTACACACCTCACCCCGCACTCTGAAGAAACAAAACAGATGATGCGCGAAAATAGAAAAGGTAAAACTAAAATACCGTGGACAGAAGAGCGCAAGGCAGCAAGAAGAAAATTACTTGCAGAAAAATTTAGTCAAGAAAAAGGCCCCAATTAAGGAGCCTTTTTTTATCTTTCGATGTACCTTGTATAGTACTAATCCGGTTTGAATTAGTAAAACTTGAGCGTGCTCGAATCTATTCCGACCTTAGACAAATAGTCAGCAGCGTTACCGAAGGAATTAGCTGTATTTGTAAGTTCCAAGTAACCATAGCGTGTCATAAACGAAACGACTGGTTCGAATGTTTGTGGATCCATAACTGGACCAACGCTCATCAATGGAATGTATGGGCAGTAGTAAGCAGCCGCATCTGTTTCTGTAGGGCCTTTATAACCCATCAAGATTGGATCGCCATCACTAGCATATTGGTTAACATAAACGCGCATTGTGGAGTTCAATGTACCAACAAACTTTGTGTTTGTAGGAGCTTCGAATGTACCTTCTGTAGTACGTGCAAACGATGATGTTGTTGCAGACTGAAGAATTGTTAACGCTGTAGGCGAAACAACACACCAGTTAGCAGCACCACGACGTGTACGTGCAGCGATCAAGTTAGCTTGTTGGTTGATCATAACTGCAAGAGCAGCCATTTCGTCACCAACGTAAGTTGCAGTACCGGATACAGCAGCTTGGTTGAATGTTGTTGGAGCAACTGGAACTAATGAACCAAGCTTGTATAACATTTCTTGGTCAATTTCAACTGTGATTTCTTGTGCAAGAGCTTGCATGATTTCAGCTTCGATATCGATACCGTGGATTGCGTTTGCATCTTGTGCAGCTTCGAATGTCCAACGAGCGGATAACTTACGTGTCTTAGCTTCTACGGTCTCTTTCAAGATTTGGATGCTTAACTTGTTACCTGGTACGCCTTCTAAACGTGCTGTAGAAGCAGCAGCTGGATTAGCTTGAACTTCATTACCCGAATATGCCTTAGCGATTTCGAATGGACCTAATGCTTCTGTACCAGCTGTAACGCCAGCAGCAGTGTTAGCATAACGAACACGCAATGTGTGGATTTGACCAACAGGGCCTGTCATAGGTTGAACACCCATGATTTCGTTAGCGATAACTGTCGGCATAACACGACGGATCAACGGTAACATTACCTTGTTAAGTACAGCGATATTACCCGCTTGTGTAGCTCCAGCAGTTGCCGATTCAGCTAAAAATCTACGAGTGTTTTCAAACACTACGTCCATTGACTGACGACGAGTACCACTAAGGCCTTCTAAAAGAGCGCTCTTTGTTGCGCCCCAGTTTGATTCAAATAGCTTTGTTGCCATTATATTCTCCTATTTACTTTTTAATGCCGGCTAAGGACAAAATCTTTTGTAGATCTGATGAGTCTTGCGATTCTTCAGTTTGAGCGACCCTCGCTCTGTCGCCTGATCTGGCCGACAATGTTGCTTCATTCAACTGTGTTTTTCCTAACGCAGGTTTACGTGTTTCAGCTTCATTTAGAACGCTTGGAAGGTACTTGTTGTACGAACCTTGCAAATTCTTTGTCTGAACCGATTCAAGCAATTCTTTCATTACCCCTTGCTTGTCCTTCGACAATGGAGCAAGTAACTCATTCATAACTTTCTGTCTTACGACTAAGTCCTGGGATGCTACTAGTTTCGAATTCATTGATTCAACTAAAGTCTTGCTCTTAAGAACTGTGTTCTGTAAAGCACTCATTTCGCGTGTCTTGGATTCTACAATCTTTTGCATCTTGCTGATCTCAGTACCTTCATTTAGGTACGAAGTCATGAATTCAGCAGCTACGCTTTCGAAAATCTTACGACCGAAATCATTTTCACGGGCAACACGAATGTCATCCTTGAATTGTCTGATTTCTGTACGAAGAGTCCTTTCTACATTGGACTCGATAATCTGAGCAGCACGCTTGATGAATTGTGCCTTTGTCTCCTGTAGCTTTTGCTTTCCTTCCTTAACCATCTTGACTTTCTGTTCAACTAAGGACTTCTTGTCAATACGGAATTCACGGATTTCTTCAGCAAGTTGCTTTAAAAGAAAGTTTTCAAGTTTTGAGAAGTTTTCCTTCATCGAACGCTTTTCAGCGTGAAACTCTTTCATTTCCTTTGCTACAGATTCTGTAATGAATTTGTTTAGCATTCCTGTGTGTTCAACGACTCTGCTTTTATAAGCAATACGTTCTGCAACAAGTTTTCTCTTGTCTTCGGCGAATTCTTCGAGTTCAACGCGGACTTGGTCTGTTAAGAAACGATCCATAGATTCCACTAAAACACCTTTATCATGCTCGAACTTACGCGCAAACTCTTCACGGAGTGTTGACGCAACTTCTTCGCGTGCTTCGGCAATCTTAGCTTCCCATAAACCAACAATCTGGCTTCTGGTATCTTCGGATAATCCAACGCTTTCACTCAAGAGCTCATCTAGTTTTTTTGCCATCTTGAGTTCTCCTAATATTTTAACTCTTGAATAAATCTCTGAAGGTCTTTAACAAGTTGTTTCTGTGCAGCGGCTTCGTTTAATGCTTCCCTTGCGGTTGTCACTATTCTTGAACCACCCTTCATGTTCATAAGACTTTCATACACTGTTCTCGGATATGCATTTGGAGCACTTGGTTGTGCAACAATGTCGACAGTTACAATCTCAAATTCGGAGACTGATCCATCGTCACCAACATTTCCGGAACCACGGGATGAAACACCCAACTTTGCGCCCGACTTCAACAATGTACTAATAATGTTGCCCATCGGAGTTGGTATGATTTTCAACTTACCGTATCCATCTGCACCTTCCATCCACATTTCTGTGATAAGGTGACTAACACGGTCAAGGTTAATGGAAAGCTCTTCCGGATGGTCAAGCTCTCCCATAACTGATTGGCCGCTACTTAACTTTTCAGTTACAGTATTGACTGCTTTAGCAATCTCTCGCATAGGATAAACACGCTGGTTTTGGTTACGGATGTCACCCTGGATAAAGATCCCCTTCATGCAGAGATCTTTACCACCAGTCTTGTTATCTTCTTCAAGAAGCTGAACGTGTGCCTTGTCAAAAGACAGGAACTCGTATAGTTTATTTGCCATGATTGCCACTAATCCTTAAGTTGGCTTTTTAGACAATGGGGATTTAGAAAAACCGTCGCCAGCTACTTTACCACCGGTATACTTAGCAGTTGTGTCAGCTTTAACTGAATTTGCTTTTGGCTTGATACCTACATTGTCTGTAGGTGTTTTGTTTGTAGCTGAATCGCCGTTATACTTACCGTACTCGCCGCCTGATCCACCGTTGCCGCCGATTTTAGTTGGCTTGCCACCGTAGTCTTTGCGTGCAGGAATAGTTGTATATGGGGATTTGTTTTGTTCAGCACCTAACTTAGAGTCTTTACCAGTACCAACTAACTTAGCTGTACCGCGTTGACCAGTATCAGAAACTGCATTTAGAAACTTAGTTTCTTCGTCTGCTCTTGAACCTTTTGCTGTTTTCTTAGCTTGCTTTGCAACTTCTAACTTCTTAGCTTTTGCTTCAACTGCTTTTTTATCAGCTTTCTTCTTTTCGTACATAGTTGCAACAACTTCGCCGACTACTTGTTCGTCACCGCCAAAACTTGGTGCACCACCTTGTTCTTCACCACCGAACTCGTCTTCACCACCGAACTCGTCTTCACCACCGAACTCGTCTTCTTCGTCGCCAAACTCGCCAGCTAAATCGGCATGTTGTGGTTCTTGCATTTCTTCGCCCATAAGTGCATCAAATTCTGCACGAAGTTCAGCTAGTTGAGATTCAAGATCTTCGACGCGCTCTTCTGTCGAACCTTCGCCCATGTCATCATCTTCGCCACCGAATTCATCTTCACTATCATCTTCGCCACCGAATTCATCTTCGCTATCATCTTCGCCACCGAATTCATCTTCGCTATCATCTTCGGCTTCACCATCTTGTTCTTCATCACTGTCGATTTCATCTTTATCAGATGAAATCTCTTTTGTAAAATCTTTACTTGGTGATCCACCTACTTCATCTTCTGATTCTTCAAGATCTTCCTTATCTTCGTCTTCTTCATCGACGATGCTTTCATAGATAGTTCTTGCTTTTTCTACAATGATTGAGTGGAGTAATTCAGCTGCTTGGTCTGAGTCTTCGGATAATAAAAGATCCAATACTTGTTCAAGCTTTTTTTGTTGTGACATGCTTAATCTCCCTTGATATTTGTTAAAGTTCTAATAACCATCGTTAAATGGTATTAATGGTATTTAACTCAACGGGGGATAATATACGGTGTTATGGCGGTAAAAGACGCCATTATGTGATAATATACTGTGCTAGGGTTATTTAGTCACGGCCCGAAGGCCATAAACTGCAGCTTTATAGGCCGCCCATACCGCCATCTGCTGGTTCAGCAGACTGGCCGTACATATCAGGAAGAAAGTTAATATGTTGCGCGGTTTCGTACTTCTCAACATCACGAGACTTCCTAAGCTTCTGTAAATGAAGCATAGTTAGTCTGGGCCTTCTTGTATCGTCCATATGAGCTTTACCCAGTTCATCATCTGCTGGATCATAAAATTCTACAAGTAATTCGCGTGCAAGCATTTTTGAGTCTCTTTATATAAATATGTATATGAACTATTTATCAATTTACAATGCAATTATTGATCGTGCAATTTCGCAAAAAAGAAGAAAATATAAACTAGATAATATTTTTTATGTATATTATGAAAAACATCATATCACTCCAAAATGTTTAGGTGGTACAAATTTAAAAGAGAATCTAGTATTACTAACTGCTAGTGAGCATTTTGTTGCTCACCAACTACTAGTTAAAATTTATCCTAATGAATATAAATTAGTGTTTGCCTTGCGAATGCTGTGCGGAAATAATAAAAATTCTAGAAGATCAAATAAAGAATATAGCTGGATTAAACAATTACACGCAGAAAAAATGTCGCTGATGCAGAAAGGTAAGCCGGGAAAAGGTTATAAATTTTCTAAAGGACATACTCTGTCGCAGGGCACCAATAATGGTATGTCGGGTAAAACCCATTCAGTCGAAACTAAAGAGTTACTATCGTTATTAGCAAAATCGAGATTGCCCGAAAGTTACGATTTTGCAAGATTACCTAAAACAGATTCTCATAAAGAAAATATGCGAACTGCAAAACAAATACGGAGATATAAACTTATATCACCTAACGGCACTGAATCTATCTTTAACAGAGTGCAGGATGCTAGTAAATTTTCAGGCGTATCTGTCGGTGTACTTGTTAAACTAGCAGGCAATAGATACGGGGCAAATCATTGCAGAAACTGGAAAATTTTTGCAATGATTATTTAATTATTGGCCACCAAAGTTATCTACTTCAGTATCAGTAACGCCGCCACCACCTTCTGGAGCGCCGCCTC